TCTAGATGATTTAATAATTCACCTTTACGCCAATGCTCCCAATTATTTAATGCTAACAATAATTTTAATGGTACAGAATTTATTCCTTTACATTGGTAATACCATCCTTGAATTTCACACAAATCTTTGGCATCTTCTAAAAAATAATTTGCAGAAGATAGTACTAACCAGTTACCTGAACTCATATCTACTTGTGTTATATCAGAATATCTTCTTAATAATCCTTGTTCTTCTCTAGGTTTATATTCTTTTGGAAATCTATTTTGTACTTTGTTAATTATTTTTTGTGATAGTTCATGTATAGGACCACCTGGTATTCTATATGATTGGTCTAATGTTTTAATGTCATCAACTTCTTCTTTAAGTGCTATGAAGTGATCCACATCTGCACCGGCCCATTTAAATATAGCCTGATCATCATCACCTGCAATGTAAGTTTTCTCTGCACGTCCCCAAATTTTTCTTACCATTTCCCACTGTAACAAAGATAAATCTTGTGCTTCATCTATAAATAATACTTCAAATTTATTTAAAGTATCTTTTAATAAAAAGTCTTCTATCAAATCGTTAAAGTCTTTTAGATTCTTTTCTTTCTTAAATCTTTTTAATTCTTCTGCTAATAAAAATAATGTGTTTCTTTCTATGTCTAGTATATTTTTTCTAGAGTCATAGTATTCTAATAAATCCATTCGCTTGACAGCTGCTGTATTTATTATTGTAAGGTATTCATTATCAGAATTAAATGTACCATCATCATTAGAAAATTTTGCTGTCTTAATAGGTATGCCACATTTCTGTCCAAATTCTTTATAGTCTTCTGTCTTCATCATTTTTTCTTTAGTCATACCCAATTGATTAAAAGCGTATGAGTGTAACGTTCTGAAAAAAGGTAGATCATTATCTTTATCTAAACCAAATTTATCTGCAGCTCTGTCTGCTGCTTCCGTTGCTGCTTTTTTTGTAAAAGAAAAATAACCTATTTGTCTAGGTCTTATCCCATCTTTGAGAAATTCGTCCACTAAGTTTAACAATGTTGTTGTCTTTCCCGTTCCTGGTGGACCTAGTATTATTGTCTTCATATTTCTTCAGTTTCCTCTCCGCTATTTGTAGCTGTATTTGTGTTAGTTCTAGTTCTTCTGTTAGTTCTTGTATTATTAATCTAAATCTTAAGTGCCAATTTTTACCTACATCTCTGTCATAAGTTTTTGGTTTAGACATTAAAAATCCTCCTGTTGATAAGCAATTTTAGATACTGTTGCTTCTAATTTTTTCATAGTTTTAATTTTAATTACTCTTGGTTGTTGTGATTTAACTCTTAACCTTGTTTCTTCTACAAAAATATCATCTAATCTTTTAATTAAATTACCTGTTTTAATTTTATCCATGTCCCAGTTATTCTTTTTTAAGAATGAATAAAAGTCTTCCATTCTAAAATATGTAAACCCATCTTCTGTAAAAGGTAACTTATTAAATATATCATCTATTGTTCTTGCTGATTGTCTATTAGTTGTCCAATCTTGCAAGAGTCCTGTAATTTCATTAGTAGGATTCAATGACTCTAGTGGTTCTACTTCTTGTAAATTTTGCATTAAAGGTTTTAAAAAATGTTGCTTCCAATCTTTTGGTTTAGGTACAGGTACAACTAAATTAGCTTGATCTAAACATGCTAACGCAAACAAAGGTGAGCTATACAACTGTTCTGTTTTTAATTCTATTCTAGTTTTATCTACATTTAAAAACCATTGTGGTGGTGTTGATGTATATTTTGTAAGACTACCTAATACAGGCATTTCTTCTTCACCAAATCCTACACCAAATCTTTTTGTTCTACATAAACCAGACTGACATACTGCATTGATAGGTGCATCTTTACATCTATATTTATCATAACCTTTTCTGTTTACTGATTTAATTAATTGTTGAACCTCACTATTACTTAAAGCAGGTTCCATATATTGTGAATTAGCTTTTACAATTTCATCTTCCCATGTGTCTGGATGTGATTGTTTATAATAAACTGCAATATTAAATAGTGCATTATTTCTGGAACCCTCACCAAAACCAATAGATGCTAACTTGTTTAAGCAAGGGGGTCCTCCAGGAAATGCTTCTTCTATTTTTTTCTCTTCTGTTTTAATCGCTTCGACTTCTTCTTTACTGCAACTGTAAACATCATAGAGCTTATAAAATTCCTCAAGTGTACAACCGGCGCCATTATCGTTGATAGCATAACGTAGTCCTTTCATTTGATTGTGGTAAGGTAAGTTTAAAAAGTTTCCAGTGTCACCACGTTCCACTAAAATTTCTGTTTGTTTAGGAAATATTTCTGAACCTTCATATCCTAAAACTTTTGCAAATGATTTTAATTTTGATTGCATCAATGATGCAGGTATATTTTCTTTGGTAAATAAAAAGACGTGAGCTCCGCCAGATTTACTACGACAAACTATGAGGGGAAATTTATAATTCCTAATAGTTTTAACGAGGCTAGCGTGATCAAAGTTATATTCGTCAATATCAATGCACCCCCACCTACAATCATTAGTATCCGTGATAGGGATAATTCCAAGGGCTGGACCTCTTCCTTCCAAATGATTGGACCAAAGCTCGTCGTTGACGTCTTTACGAACAATGAAGGCTTTACCTTGTTGTTTACTACCATTTTCTCCTCTGTCACCGGGTTGATATTGGCCATATGCTATAGTTAATCCGCTGAAAATTTGTTTGAATTTATCCATATATTACATTCTAATTTCTTTGTAAAGGGGATCTTGCGATCCCCTTCAAACTAAATTTAGTACGGAGTACTATCCTTAGCTTTCTCTTCTACATCAGCTTTTGTTTGCACGTTACCCTTTGAGGCAGTACCACTAAAATCTTTAGCCGTAAGGTATAAAGATTTGTCGTCCTGTCCCATAATTCTGTTCTGCGTAACAGACCAACCATACCAAGAACCTTTGTCGTTCTTTTGTAGTACAGATTGTAAGTTATACACAACCCCATGCATT